GTCAGGCTCATTTTACAGTTGCTCGGAATATCGATAATTCCATTCAGTATTGTAAAAAAGACGGCGACTTTGTCGAAATAGGCACACGGCCTACCGGCCCTGGTTCTCGATCTGATTTGGACGGTTTCAAACTTGCAGTTGCTGCTGGGAATCTCGACATGAAAAAACTTCGTTCTGAGTTCTCAGAAATCGTTGCAAAATACCCCAAGTTTTGCTATGATTTTGTGCAAGATCACATGCCGAAGAAGCCTGTCGAATTCCATCCTCTTAGACCCTGGCAGCAAGCGATGTACGACACTTTGAAACTTCCCGCCGATCCACGTACAATCTTTTTCATCGTTGACCCCGTGGGTAACGCAGGAAAGTCGTGGTTCGCGCACTACTATACTTTTATGCATGAAAATGCACAAGTACTTCTCCCAGGGAGAAAGGCTGATATGTCTTATGCGCTTGACCCCTTAATCAGAGTACTTTTCATCGATGCTCCACGTTCGAAACAAGGAGAGTTCTTGCAATATGACTTTCTTGAAGACGTGAAGAATGGATATGTATTCTGTTCCAAGTATGAGTCAAGAGTCAAGCAATTAGGCCCCTGTCACGTCGTAGTTATGATGAACGAAGACCCCGATATGAACAAACTGTCCAAAGACCGTATTGTCATTCGTCGTGTCTAACCCTTAAATAGTGAACAGTTTTTAAGGCACGTGCTCCCTTAAGTATCCGTGACAAGAACAGTTTTTAAGGCACGCGCCCATTTCCCTTAAGTAGAAGTGATCTCAAACTTCGTGCCGACCCCTAAAACTATTTCACTTCCCGGTGGTATCGAGCTCATAAAAACCAGAATGGGTCGAGTTACACCACCTTGCAGTGACGTACAGAGTACTTTGGGGTATTTCGCACGCAGTGGATACATACTTCCTACTTACATGTTTACTCCACCACACCGTCAACATGGCTTTTTGTTTAAAACTGTTGCAAGTGAACATGCTCAAGGCCTTCAAGATCTTCTTCGTACAAATCTGCTTTTCAATTGGCTTACTGGTGATTATGGCCCTATTGATGATTTTACTATCTCCAGAGGAGATGTGGAAGATGTCTTTGAAGAGATTGTTGGGTACCCTGTTGATACTCGTCTGATCCCTACCCGTCTCATCGTTGGTAAGGAGTTGAAGTTTTGGGATCATATTCTCAATGGAGAGCAAAGACGTCGTCCATTGAAGATCAAAGATCCCTTCACATACCCGGTCATGAATGAGCAATTGGATCAGAAGATCAGTAACAAGTAACCAATAGTCACAATTCAAAATGGCTCAAACATTTTCTGAATTCAAAACCTATCGCAATAGACTGAAGTATTCTGCCCAGGCCTATTCGAAGGCACAACAAGAGTACTATGAGTGGAAAAGAAAGGAGGAGTTTGCGAAGACAAAGAGGAAGGCTGCGTATACGAAGATGAAACGTATTGAACAGGGTCATAGGAATGCATCAACTGCTATCAATACATTCATCAATCGCTATTCCAGGTCTCCTTAACTCTTACACCAGTCGACCAAAACGACTGGTCCGAGGTGAGTCTACCCATTATTACCTCACCTCGGTCCACGGTCCAGTACTCTTTCCTACGTCTTATTCCGTAGACCCATAAAAACTAGATCAGTACCAACGAAGCAAAAATGTTCGAGCAGTGGATGATGACTACGAACTTTTTGATTAGCGTAGCTGCTACATCTAGTTTGATTCTTTCAATTTATTGGAAGAATACTCCGAAGTGCACATGTCAATGTGCATTTCACGAACAACCTGTTAAAAGACCAATTTTAACACGGGGTGAGACTATAGTCGATACTTCTAATAAGTGTTCTTATATGGTTTCTCCCCAGTCGGCGTGTTCCAACGCCGAGTCCTGGGGTTGTACCGAAACCCTCTATGACCACGGTCATCGAGTACGAACATGATCTTACCACATGATCTTTTTCGTCGCGTCGTACGACGTCGTCGATACGTCGTGCGACGGCGGCTCTTGTATGGATAAATGGGCTTTTTGATAGTAGATCTAAAGTAGGATCTGCAACCTTTGCAGTTAACTTTCATCTGCTCGTTGTACGCACATTTTTCCGCACATGTCCGCTTAGGTCGGCATGTCCCAGTACCGCTTCCGGCGGTAGGCCACCCACTTTGCCCTGGTGGTGAAAGAAAATTTGGGTTTTGCAATGGACCAATTGGGGCTCCATAGATGGTGTCCCCACCACCGCCAAATGTGTTTGGCCCCCACGCTGTATTAGGGTCTATACCACCACCCAATGCCATATTGATATCAGCAATTGGTTGAACAGGAGTAGAGGGACGATACGGATTGTTAGGGCGTGGATTATTGGCATAAGTAGACGGTGAAGCTGGTCTGGTATATCCTGACTGTTGTGCCGGGTGCATTGGTGTATCCCCCGGCGTAACAGCTGCAGGCATCCATCCACTGTCATCGTTGATGTCAAATTCCAGTGCATCTGCAAAGTCACCCGGAATCGGGACCTGCGTAGGATTTGGAAACAATCCTCCTGGTCTAATCGGTGCACGTGATGCATACATTGTTCAAACTGTAAGACTTACCAATGTCTCTACTTGTTTGTCCTGGTCTTGGTCTGGCACCAGGCCGGGACCCACCAATGGCACCTCCGATGCCTGTGATAGCAGCATCCATTGCAGCACCAGCCGGGCCTCCCACAATGCTTTCGGCTATACTGCCTAAAACATTTCCTCCTCCAATACCACCGTCTTGGAGACCATTGATTAATCCGCCGATTGCATTTGTTATAAAACCCATGTCCGACTGTTGTGTTTGCCCTGAGGACGATCAGAGGGAAACTGTGAGTACTGAGAATAGAATTCTTAGTACTACTGTTTCATCCCGTGCGGATCTGGGTCTGATCAGTCGGAATGGTATAGTTCCAAATGCAATACAGATTTTGGATTACCAACAATATCTACGTAATGAAGAATATGAAATCAGTCTTTATTCAGGCGGTCCAAGACCTTACCCTCCTGATCCAAATTATCCGTCTGACCCACGTTCTGACATACAGGCTTTAACGCCTGTGTACCGAAATGGTCAGAGCAGATGGTTGGATCTGGTTGATCTTCATACTAACCATGGCCCTGCCGGAGCAACTGGTTATGTATGGTATGACTGGGATGGTACTGTTTTCCCTGCGTACTCTTCCGATACGTTGACAGTAGCGGAGAAGGAACAATATCGTAAAGACTGGTATAACTACGTATGGCCGGGATGGAACGATGGAAATCCAGTTTTATCCTACGGCATGCGTGGTTTAAAGCAGTTATATGACGAATTTCAACCTTTTGCCGATGAAACTGCGCCGACAGTTAGAGAAATTGAGATATGGAATGATCAAGTTTTGAACTTGTTTAGGCGTATTTCAGGCATGCCACCAGCTGTTATGAAGCAAGAGTTGTTCATAATGGCAAATTGGACACAAGAAAGGAAAACAAGTACTCTATGGGACGAAAAGTACCCTGGTACCTTTGATTCAGCCTATGGCGGTCCCTGTATTGGAGGTATTAACATACACTGTGGTACAACATTTAAACCCACAGACATTGACGACCAAGCTCCCTACTGGAACGACTATTATGCAAACACAAAAGTTGGTAAACACCCTCTGATAACCTTAAACCAGGCATCAGAGGGTGTAACAGTTTGGTATAATGGAAACGCTATGGTTGCAATGAGTCGTAATCTGCACATGTTGATGCGCGCTGCAACCGCGGGTGGTATGATATCCGGACACGGAGGTCCATACCTAGGCGGTTATTGGTATGGTCTTCTAATTGGCCGTGCCAAGTGGGCAGGCAGTTCTGGATGGTCGCTTCCACCAGGCTACTCATATTAACTTGATTCAATATGAGCTCAGCAGATTACGTACTTTCTCTGCTGGATCCTTTCGATACCAGGTTCCCTCAACCCAAAATATTGGATGGGAGTGAACAGCGTTCTGCGGGTGTTCGTTTCCGAAACACCGGAAATGTAACACTTCCAGCGGATGGCACAGCCCAGTTTTTTGTGTTGTTTCCTGGTTTTTCCTATTGGCTCAATTGGAAAACTCCAGCAGGGGCACCCTCGATGCATACAATTGCCCCCTCACATCTTGCCAACACCACATTACGAAACGACGTCCGTCGCGTCCGTTTGGTTTCTTGTGGTTTGAAACTTTCGCTTGAAAATACGAGCGATGACAATGAAGGCAATTGGGAGGCAATTCGTATACCTGTAACGGCAAATGACTTCGGATTCCTTGACACCACAAACCCCTCTGGTGAAGATTTTGGAGTCAAGGTTGTCGATACTTTTGAACGTTCTGATTTAGCTAATCATACTACGTATCAAACAGGCCGTTTACGTGATATTCACAGGTTCATGTTCAAATTGAATTCTGTCGACCCTGATCATGATTTCACAAAAGTGAATAGTTTTACAGGTAACACTGCTGGAGGAGGCGGGGTTACTTTTGAAACTGCTATGAATCAAATGCTCGATACAGCTTTTGACGTTGTTGTAATCAGGGTTACGGGGCGTGTCGATGCAGTTCAACCGTCTGTTATTCGATACGATGTTGTCACAAATCAAGAAGTTGTGTATCGCGATGGCACAGCTCTTGGAAGATTGATGACAAATAACGTTTTGATACCTACGATGAATATTATTCATGACCGTACCCGATTTATGCTACCAGGAATTCAATTAGCTTAAGTCTTTACTTTCTTCATTTAATAGAAATAAAGCTTCTGTTTCTAAGGTTTCCAAATTATCCAGGAAACTGTTCATCATTTCCCTCGTCGCTTGAATCAAAGCAACTTTGTGTTCAAGGTCTGGCATTCGACGGTAGAAGCCTACCCACGAGTCGATATTTTGGAACCATATTTCAAGAAACGTGTTGATCATTCGATAGATCATGTCGGCACGAAGTTTGGTCCTTGGCACGAACTTTTGCCGTCTCAATTGTTTGCTCTCATAAAAAATGGGCGAGTTCGACTCTGAACTTTTCCTGCGTATTCTTGAAAACGAATACGCAGAGGAATACCAGTTCGTGTCCCACATGTCCAGAGCAAAACATTGGTGTTTTACGCTCAACAATTATTCGCAAGAAAATGTTGACCGTATTATTGATAACGCTGCTAACTTTGATTACGTTATCTTCGGAAGGGAAGTTGGAGATTCAGGCACTCCACACTTACAAGGATTTGTATCTTTCCCTTCTCGAGTCAGGAGAACAGTGTGCATTGAGAAGATTGGTCAGGCTCATTTTACAGTTGCTCGGAATATCGATAATTCCATTCAGTATTGTAAAAAAGACGGCGACTTTGTCGAAATAGGCACACGGCCTACCGGCCCTGGTTCTCGATCTGATTTGGA